TAGGGACTTTATTCCCTACGTACAATTTTGACGCTTTGTTCATGCGATAATGAACTCACATGTGGCGCTCGGTAGTAACCAGAGGGGCGTCATTCCCCCGTATGGAGTGGAGAATATAAGCTACCGACTCGAGCTGTAGAATAATTCAGCAACTTATAACGAACACGAATTTTAGTCGACGAAACCATTTTAGCCTTTAATTTTATGATTTGATTATAACGACAAACAGCTTATGTAACTGTCTAAACTACATAAACATAACCGGATTACGAACCTTTAAGTAACTATCTTAGATGAAGTCTAGTAGTCTCCCAATATTTCCGTGAAAAGAATGAGGGACGAGATAGCTCTATTTAAAGACGTGAGGCTTTAAATTCTGATAAATACATTACCTGAGAATTCCTCCTTTTGGGAGTTTGAATTGAAAAGATTAGTACCTATACTTAATAGAATTTAAATATGTTAATAATGCTGAAGACAAGTATTTCGATTATTAACCTCTATATTTCTATATAAAGTATCTGTGAGTCTCAGTGGATATCACAGTAAGGTCGCAGTTAACTTGCAATCTTTTCATTCCTGTGTCGGAGCAGTGGTAATGGAGCCGGACGATTTCGCCAAAACATGTTTTCCTCAACTCAACAAAATAACAAGATGACAAAACAACCAGCAACTTTAACCTATCTTTCAAGTATGAAGGTGATTAGTATGCCACCAAGTGAATTCTTTTCACTTGATGATTTACATCGCCAACAGATTTTAAAGATGGTTTATATTGACCAATACGCTTTTCACATGTTACACGAAGACATAAATTGCATAGGGTTTACTCTATCAATTTATGATGAAGATACACGAACGAAGGACACAACTTATTGGGACCTGAATTGTGAATATCATGAAAATTTATATGATGCATTAATGTCAGCCGAATTTGAACAAGTTTGGTTTACATTATTGCTTAAATATCTTGATTTCGCACCAGTACCAATGAATTGGAGAGGAATGCCAGAATTTCCTACCATTTATGTGTCAAAACATTTTTGGTATGAATTATATCGCATTGGATTTTTAAATAAGTTATATAAATGTGGAACTTGGGAGTCAATACTAAATCTCTTAGCCGGAGATATAGAATTGAATCCTGGACCCACTGATATTTCTTACAAAGAACAATGCCAACGACGACAACGACGCAAACGAATTTCTAAATCTTATGAAGAAATCAAAATGCAACAACATATTGATAAAGTTATAAGAGAAGAATTTCGTTCCCACCAGACAAAACCCAAGAAATTGAAAGATGTTATTGATGTTTCTATGCAGGGACTTTTTAATTTCCAAGAAGAAAAGGATATTATTAAGTCAACTGCATATAAATTCAATGATACTCTAGATAAATCTAATCACATAATGGACAACCTTATACCACAATTAGAAGAAACATTAGCAGGCTTTAGAAGGACTTATGCGAAGTGTGAACAAAAATTATTTGGAACTGTTAGCATTATTGATGTCTGTATTGATATCATTAGTGCTTTGTTACAGGTAAGTTTTGCGAAAGCTTCAATGAAGTTAGCTTCTTTGGCAGTAGAAGTATTTAGATTAATTAAGAAGTATGTAGGCAGCGTTAAGATTAATATTGATAAAATAAAGGAGTTGTTAACATTTGGTAGACAAGCATTAGACGTGGATAATCCCATTATTCAAGTTAAAATGCAAATTGATATGCCAGATTATACAACTCTTTTACAACCCAATGTTATTGTTAGCGCTATATTTTTAGTATTAAGTGTTATTTTCACCAGAACTCTTCCCACAAAGACTGGAATGGAAGCAATGATAAAGAGAATTGGAGATCTAGGACGTGCTGCAAAAGGCGTTTCTGATCTTAATTCCGTTTTAAATAATTCCATTTCAACTATGTTGGAACATTTTGGTGTTCATACTTTAGGTTTAAAACAAGAAGCAGAGCTTCAACTTTTAGTACAAGGCTATAAAGCCTGGTGCGATGAAGTGAGAGCTCTAGTAGGACATAAGATTAAATTAGACGGAGATTTTGATGGAAAAAGTATCGTTGAAGAAATAATGAAAGATGTTCATGAAATTCAGCGTGTAGAGAACCTCTACAAGCAAGGATTGGACATCGCTCGTAATATTTCTGATATGAAACTCCCATCAAAATTGACAATTAGTTTTAATACCCACATGAGATACTTGACTGAAGTTTTCAAAGCAGTAGACACCTCTGGTGCTTTTGGAAACAAACCACGGACTCAACCTGTAGTCATTTGGCTATATGGTGAGAGTGGACGTGGTAAGTCAGGTATGACATGGCCCCTAGCAGTAGATTTAAATAATAGTTTATTAGATGATGTGACGGAGATGCGTAACTTTTCCAAGAATATCTACATGAGAAATGTAGAACAGGAATTTTGGGATAACTATCAAGGACAAAATATCGTAGTTTACGATGATTTTGGACAAATGAGAGATTCAACAGCTAACCCAAACCCTGAATTCATGGAATTGATACGTACTGCTAACATCGCCCCCTATCCCCTACACATGGCCCATTTAGAAGATAAGAGAAAGACGAAGTTCACGTCGAAAGTGATAATCATGACATCCAATGTTTTTGAACAATCTGTAAATTCGCTTACTTTTCCTGATGCTTTCAGACGCAGAGTAGATCTGTGTGCTGAAGTGCGCAACAAGGAAGAATATACGAAAGAAGGTTATTCTAAGCAGAAGGATGCATGGTTAAACGATTAGATCGTGAAAAGGTGCAGAAGTTGACAGGAGATATTCACTCAACGAAACCATATTTGGTTGACTTAGTGAATGCAGAGACCGGAGAAAAATATAAGACTGACATTGAGTATGAAGACTTTTTAGATATGTGCTTGGAGAAGACCAAGACGTGTCGAGATGAGTCTGCTAAACTCAATGATTTTCTTATGAATTATGCCGAACAACGCAAAGATAGAAGTAGAGATACTTTTATTCACCCTGAACCCGAATACGACGATGATGAGTTCAAGGACACATTAGAAGTACAGATGCAAATCGATGCTCCTAATGATGACCTTGTTCCCATTGAACAAGATAGATTGCGAGAGATGATTGATTCATGCACTGGTGTTGTTTATGATTGTAAACAACAAGTAGTGAAGATATCGAAACTCGCTTTCGATCTTGCCCCATTAGACTATGACGAACAAATGCAACGAATTAAGGAAATGAAGTATTACCAAAAAGTCGCAAGTGGCGTATCATATTTGAAGAAAGTTTTGGATGCAGGTCTTGCAATTTGCAAGACTTGGATTGAAGAAACTGTCAAATATGTGCAGGAACACCCTTGGACTACAGCAATGGCCATTTTAGGAACCCTATTAGGTATTCTTACCGTAGTAGGATTCTGGAAATGGCTTTGCAGTGGAGAAAAGAAGAAACCACAAGCTACAAAACGACACTTTGTTAATACTGGTGTGACTCTTGTCATACCACACCGAGACCTCAATAAGTTTTGGCAGTTAGATGAAACATTAGACGTATCCAACATGCGTGTTGGAGATGTTGAAGATCATCTGACGGCCTTACTTAAACCCAGACATCGCGTTGTCATTGTACCCAAAGTGACTAAATTCATTTTGAGTATTATTGATAACCACTCGAAACTCTTTGATAAAACGATTTTAATTACCAAGAACCGATTCTTTACTTATGAAAATAAATATATTGAATTGGTGTGCGGTGAAATGAATCGTTTCTTTGAAGAAGACCCGGAATCGCTTGTAAATACGCCAAAAGTAGAAGCTTTTGCTTCTGCAGATTTGGCTACTTACAAAAACAGGACCCCGATAGTTATTGAAGCACAAACATCAGGAGATAATATGACTCTTAAACAACCACGACCAGTTGTTATAGAAGCTCAGACATCTGCTGATTGTGTTACTTTAGCTAAAAACACACAACGAATGATTGAAGCATTTGCAAGTTCTGATGCTGTAACATTGAAAAGACCAACAACAAAATATGTTGAAGGAACTGGATATGATACAGTTGATGTTTCTATGCAAATGTGGAGAGACCAGGTGGCGCAGAAATTGATCACTAACCGAATTTTAACAAATCTGTATAAAATTTGTTTAGTAAACGACGACGACACAGTAACACCACTTTTGAATGGATTATTTATTCGTTCAAATGTGATGTTAGTACCCGGACATTTGACCGGATTCATTGCAGAGCATGATACAATTGAAATCAGAAATCTTTTTGATGTGGTATTTAGAGTACCATGGAAAGAAGTTAAGAAGATAACAGTTGAGAATGCTCTTGGTGAATCCAAGGAAGCAGCATTATTAGCGTTCCCTAAGTTCGTATGCCAACACTCTGACATTGTGAAGCACTTCCAAACTGCTGAATCAATGTCAAAGTTTAAGCGATGCGAGGTCACATTGCCTGTATTGCGTTACTCTCAAAAATTGGAAAGATTTATGTCTTCCCTTATTGAGTGTGACAAAGTAGAGGCATGTGATAAAACTTATACGTTAAATGATGCTAAGAAAGGACAATATATATTACGACAAGGATTAGAATATACGATGCCGACAATTGATGGTGACTGTGGAGCCCCACTAATCATCAATGAAACACAGGTTACTAGAAAGATAGCTGGTATACATGTTGCTGGCGCAGCATGTGGTCGAGCTTATGCAGAATCTATAACTCAGAAGGATTTGGAGCGTACATTTAGTAAAATAGATGTTACAATGCAAATCCAACTGGATTTGGATTCTTCATTAGATTTTTCTAGAACCGAACCCAAAATCCCTGCTGGAGTCGAATTTGGACCGGAAGCTCTCACTTTTTGTGATCTTCCAGCCCTTAAGATGATACCAGTAGGACGACTTCCCGAACCCCTATTCGAACCAGGCAAAACAGATATTAGGCCTTCCTTAGTACATGGAATGATTTCTGATATTAAGACTAAACCAGCTTACTTACGTAATGTAAGAGTAGATGGTGAAGTTGTAAATATGAAACACAGAAATTTAATGAAATGTGCTATGGATACACCTCATATCGACAAGGACATGATCGAGGAAGCATATCAGTTAACTAAATCCGTTTGGTTAAAAGGTATGCGAGATGAATTGAAGAAGGTTCTCACTTATGAAGAAGCCATTTGTGGCTCTGAAGTAAGTGAATACATTTCTTCAATTAACAGGAGTAGTTCCCCAGGATATCCTTGGATAAAGGATAGATTGAAAGGAACTAAAGGAAAACAAGGTTGGTTTGGCACTGATGGAGAATTTATTCTCAATGAGGATGTCGAACTAGCCGTACAACGACGACTACAAGCAGCTCGTGAAGGAAAACGATTACCTGTGATGTGGGTCGATACATTGAAAGATGAACGTCGACCTATTGAAAAAGTTAATCAATTGAAAACACGAGTATTCTCAAATGGACCAATGGACTTCTCAATTGCATTTCGAATGTATTATTTGGGCTTTATAGCTCATTTGATGGAAAATCGAATTACAAATGAAGTGTCTATTGGAACGAACGTTTACTCACAAGACTGGAGTAAAACTGTTAGGAAATTAACCAAATTTGGAAATAAAGTAATCGCTGGTGATTTTTCAACTTTTGATGGATCACTAAATGTTTGCATTATGGAAAAATTTGCAGATTTAGCTAACGAGTTTTACGATGACGGACCGGAAAATGCTTTGATACGTCATGTACTATTGATGGATGTGTACAATTCTGTACATATTTGTAATGACTCAGTATACATGATGACTCATAGCCAACCCTCAGGAAACCCCGCAACGACACCCCTTAACTGTTTCATTAATAGCATGGGATTGAGAATGTGTTTCTCAATTTGTGCTACTAAAGCAGCAGTTAAAATGACGATGAGAGATTTTAGTAAACATGTTTCCCTCGTCTCTTATGGAGATGATAATGTAATTAACTTCAGCGATGAAGTTAGTGCATGGTATAACATGTCTACTATCGCAGAGGCCTTTTCAACACTTGGATTCACTTATACAGATGAACTCAAGTGAGTTGGAGGCGAGGTACCAAACTGGCGATCAATACAGGACGTGCAATATCTCAAACGTAAGTTTAGATATGACAATCAACGGAAGGTTTGGGAAGCTCCATTATGTATGGACACAATTCTTGAAATGCCCAATTGGTGTCGAGGAGGACTCGATATCCAAGAAGGTACAAAATTGAACTGTGAAAATGCAATAATGGAACTTTCCATGCATGAAGAGGAAGTCTTTGATAAGTGGTCAAAAGTAATTGACAAAGCTTATGCAAAGGCTACAGGAGATCACCTGGACATAAACACTTATCGTGGATATGCTCAGGAGCGGTATCTCGAGTATTATATGTAAATATAATACTTGAGACGCACTGTTTCATGGTCACCCATCATTTGAGGAAATTTCCAATAAACTCGAATGTAAGGCTTGAAACAGTGGTCTAGGTGCCCTATTTAGGGTGAGGAGCCTAGCTGGCAGCCCCAGTGAATCCTCTATTGGATAGAAACCGCTATATCGGGTAGCTATAGCAGTCGGATAGTAACATATTCGGCGTTTCGAAATACCATACCTGCTGATAACCAAGAAAACAATTCTACCAACGTACACAACACGGAACTCGCGTCGACCTCAGCGGAGAACGCCATTGAGAAGGAACAATCACCACCTTTCATGATGTGGAAACTCCAAATAGGATCGATACC